TTTCAGGCTGTGAATAGAACAATCAAATAACTCACACGGAGCCATAGAGCCATATCGAGATTTGACATCGGTATGGCTTCTTTTTATGCCATACCCCTTCAAAGAAGGAGTAAAGGCAAGTGACTGCACTCGCAGGAATTGGCGCGGGCGCATCGGGCGCTGCAACATCCATCAACGAGGCATCCAAGTGGACATTGAGCATCAAGAACGCCGTAAAGGATGTGACGCCATTTGGGGCCAGCGGCAATTGGCAGATCAATATCCCAACCATCAATAGTTGGACGTGTAAAATCACCGCATTCATCGACGGGAGCGACACCGAGCAGGTCAACCTCTACGCCCTCATCGGTACATCGGTGGCACTTGTCCTCAAGGTAGACGGCACCCATAACTTTTCAGGGAACGGCATTTTGACGGGGATTGACCCGTCAGTGGACGTACAAGGTGCTGAAACGGTCGATTTTTCATTCACGGGAACTGGGGCCGTTGCTTATGCTTGATGCATGGAATGGAGTATAAGCGATGAGCGCATATGCAGGTATAAGCGGCGATGTATGGCTCTCAACATCGCCTCCAACAGCACTTGGCAGTCCTGAAACAGCCAATGATAGTGGCGACCATATCCACTATTTCATGGCAACGCATCAAGCCTGGGACTGGACGAAAACGTTGACGGTGCAATGCTCACCAAACGGCAGTACGGGTTGGGCTACTGTGACCGACTACCAATTTTATTGGCCGGTCGGTGAAATTGTCTTCAACACGGCGCGTGTGGTCGGGACCAATAACTTCGTGCGAGTCTCGGCGGGTTCTTACTTCACGCTCTCTCAGCTCTCCGGGGCGCACGCCTGGAAAGCGCAAGCGAAGGCGAACACGAAAGATTGCACGCCGTTCCAGGCATCGGGCAATTTTGCCACCTACACGACCACGACGAAGCAGTTGACGTTCAGCGTGGATTGCTATTCGCAGGATGCCAGGATACTCAACGAGCTGATCGTGGGCGTGGGCAACATCAATACGTCAGGTGGCATTGTTGTCTGCCAGTTGTATTGGGACAAATCCGGTGGCAAACGCTATCAGTTCTTTGGCTTGCCGACAGGCGTGGACACCACCGTTGCCGCCAACGACATTGACAAACAAAGCGTGAAGATGAGCGCCGATGGCCCGGTGTATGAGGTGCTATCGAATACTTTCAACACAACCAATGTGAAGCAAATGTAGGGGATATATGGAAACAACAGCAGAACTTGACACAAAGCAGGAAGCAGCACCATCACCAAACGGCCATGACGAGACGTGGAAGAGCTTTGAGAGCGACGACGCATTCTTGCAGCACATCATCTCCAAAGAGCCTGCTGAGGAGCTTGTAGAGGTGCCTGAGTGGGGCGTGAAGGTGCTCTGTAAAGCTTTGTACGCTGAAGCGCGTATCGAGGTAGACGCGCTAGCCTACGACGCAAAAACAAAGCGCACGAACTACGCCCCATACACACACCTCGTTGTGATGCGCGGTTGCTACAATCCCACGACGGGCAAGCGAGTATTCGACAAGACACACGAGGAGATATTAAAAGACCCGCGTAACGGTGGCGCTGTTGTGCGCTTGGCTTTTGTCATCTTGCGGCTTTCCGGCATGCTCTCCAATGACGTGGAACAAGCCAAAAAAAAATAGAAGAACACCCGTACCTCTATGACGCTTACCGGCTCATGGAGCGGCTTCATTATCAGCACATAGAAGATTTCTTACAGGATCAGGCCGGTGGGGAACTTGCGGGATTGCTGGGTTATCTGCGGGTAGATGACGAGGTGCAAACACAGCGATTGACCATCGCCATTCTAAAAGCGTTTGGAAGCGGTCAACAGCCTGCAAAGCATCCTGCACAGAACGAGGAAGTCATCGATACGACTGATCCAGAGTTCGTGAAACACTTTCGAGGGTTCAACTACGAGAAGCCAACGCGACCACAGAGAAGACGGCAATCACACAATACTGAAATAAAAATAGGCTGAGAAAGGAGGTGAGAACAGAATATGAGTGATGCAGGCGAAGTGAAAGCGAAGGTAACAATAGAATATGATGGTTCAGGCATCAAACAAGCTAAAGAAGATTTAGCATCTCTTGCTGAGAGCGCTGGGTCCGTTGGACAGAGCGCCGAAAAAGCAGGCGAAGGATTGACAGGGCTTGATGAGCAGATGACCTCTAACGCAGGGAGCGCACG